CGAAGAGGGGAGCTTGTGGATCCGTTGTTCTCATGGGATCTAAGATTGTTGGTATACATATAGGAGGTGATGACCGCCGTGGTTTTGCTACCAAAGTAAACTCGGCTATGCTTCTTATGTATAAGGATCAAGAAGTTAAACAGAAGACTGGAGCAGATTTTGAAGTTCCAGAACTTAACTTCTTTGGTATGCCAGGACAACTTCCCCATGCGGTTGAGCAATTTGATGGTGACGTTGAGTTCGTTAAGCGGCCTTTTTCAACCCACGTTGTTGAAGATATTGTGCCGTTTAAGGGACGAACATCCTACTTTAAGCCCACGGTTGCTCCCGTCAAGATTACACCTGAGTCTCACGCAAATTTTAGAAAGAAGGTAAAAGCTAACCCTCAATCTATTGTTCCTGAGATTATGGACTTTGTTATCCAGGACCAGACTCTTCGTGATCTTGCCATACCTTGGGACGGAACCAAGAAACCTTACCCCATCGATGTTGCCATTAGGGGATTACCGAACACTAGCTTCGGCCCCATGCCCACACAAACGTCATCTGGTTTCCCGTACTCAACGGAGGGACAAGATCGCTCTACGATTTTCTCCGTAACTCCTGAAGGGGATTTGGTGCTGGGACCTAACATGCCTGAGGTCATTAGACAAGTAGAATTGTTTTGTGAGATGGCAGTGACCGGTGGTGTCATGGACGTCATACACATGGACCATGTTAAGTATGAAAATCGGCCGCTTGATAAACTCGAGAAAGCCCGCGTCGTACAGACACCTATGTTTTTCCACTTCCTTCTCGGGCGTATAGCCTTCGGTCCCTACCTACGTTGGTTAGGTGATACCGTGATGTCCAACTCTTATCTTGTTGGTGCGAACCCTTATGTCCATTGGGATTCGATCGAACAAAAGTTCCTGGAGAAGGACGGAGCTGCTAGGTCGTGTGATGGTGACTATAGTGGATTTGACACTTGTCATACCATTGACCGCCTAGAGTTTGAATGGAAACGTGTCGAGTATTGGTTTGGAGCTGATGGGTACTTTGGTGGTAATGAGTTTGGAAGGGTGTGGGGACTCATACGAAAGGCCCTCATCCTGACATCCATCGTGGGTCGCCACATCTACGGGTATATCATCGAGCGTCGTGATGTAGGCATGGCATCCGGGGTCTCTATGACCACCCCACTCAATTGTGGTGTGTCGCGTGGTAACCTTGAATACTGCTACATCAAGGCCGGTTTAAAAGCAACAGACCTTTCCGTTCCGGCCTTAGCCCAAAAGTTCCACGAGGATGTGTACGCAAAGTTCCTGGGTGACGACACCAGGTTTGCCGTGTCAAGGAGGACCAATTTCTTTGACAACCTGGTTTTCCAGAAGGAATTAGAAGAAATTGGCTACAAGTACGTGGCTGCTGATAAGCAATCCGAGCTTAAGCCCTTTTCCCGTTCTGAAAACGTCACCTTACTGAAGAGAACTTCGCGGTGGGAGCCTCTTATCGGGAAGTACGTGGGAGCTCTATCATTGGAGGTCATCCTTAATATGTTGTGTTACCATATTAAGAATAAACCTTCTACTATTTTCGACCGGGCCACATCGGCGATTATGGAACTATCACTGCACTCAGACGAGACCTGGAATCTATGGTTCCCACGCATCCTGGCTCATGTTGGGCCCGGTTATGTGCCTCCCGCGTTGACCAGATCCCACATGTTAATGGAAATGACATCCCTTGTGCCTTCCGACCAGTCACTTGGTAGTGCTATTGTTAATAGCGCTTTCTTTGTGAATGGTATGAAGGGTTTCCGTGCGACGTGTTCCATCCTCGGTGAGATCACTAAGGTACCTCATTGGCCTGAGGACGTCATGCGGAAGTCGGATGCGCCCTTTATTGACTTGCCTTTGAAGTTTTTTGATAAACTTTTGACCCTAATCGTCCGTGATGGAACTGAACTCATCGGCGAATATATCGATGACTCAGGGAACCCCACTAATAAGATGGTGTCACAGATGCCCATGGTGGCTGAGTTTATTTACACTTTACAGGCTCCTGACTGCCAACCCCCAACGCTTGAACAAGTACAGAAGGACAAGCCAACAGGACCTCGTATACCTCTCGTAGCGTACACTGATTACGACGGATATACCAAGTTGGAGTTTGGAAACCTCAACTACATTGAGGCTGACATTGGCAATGGAGACGTTGTTACTCCCACTGCGCTCCCCGAGTTTAAAAATGGTGTCTTGTCTGGGAACAGGCCTCACCCCTTTGACCCACCCGTCAAAATTCTCCCTCCGATAGATTGGTCAGAAAGCAAGCAAGCTGCTGAAAAGGAGCATGAATTTTTGACAGGACTCAAGGCTTTTATGGATTATAGGAGAGGGGTTAACTCGGCTGTCCCACAATCGAGCGGTCTGAGACCCCACCCACGGATTGACCCAAGCATTGCCTTAACGGAAGCGTTAGAGGGGATGGATATGCACCCACCCCTTGGTGCAACTGTTGAGAGATTGATCGATAGCAAACCTGCTGTTCAGCAAAGTGGGTTTGAAGAAGAAGCTGACCCTGTGTCTCTAGGCCATTTCCAACGTGTGTTCCGCGAGGGTGATGAGGAAGAACCTGTAAACCCTATTCGAAAGCCGTTCACTTTACAAATGCGAGTTGGAAAGAACACGCCAGTAGCCTACGAACAATCTGGCAGTTTTTTAGATATGGAAAATCAACCCAACACCCAAACCCCCCCTTCTGTAGAAGGAACTTCAGTAGTTACTTCTGCTGTTAATGTGAATCATGGTAAGACCACGATTATAAAGGATGACACTGTCGGTGTTATCTCTGAGCCCGTAGAAAACTCGATCGTGGCACTTTTTGACCAGCAAATTACTAATCCTGAGAATATGACTCTCTCGGATTACTTGGCTAAGCCGACGATAGTAAAGCAGGGCAATCTTAGCACTACTGACATTGGTCATCTGTGGTATTCTGACACCACTGCTCTCATGTCACCGTACAAGAATGCTCGCTTATCGCGAGTGTACACACTTAGGTACGACACAACGATTACTATTCAGCTTAACGCTGATAAGTTCCAATCGGGTAGGTATATTTTATATTGGCTACCGATGGCTGGACCATCAAGTGAAGTTTGGCGGCGGATGCACACGTGTCACCTCACGACCATCACACAGTTGCCTCACGTTGAGTTTGATGTTGCCACGGAGACACATGCAACTTTGACTATCCCGTACGTGAACACAAAACCATATATGGAAATGGATTCGAGTAGTTTTACTGTCGATTCTACACCAGGTATTGTTGGTTTGTATACGTACTCGGCCCTCGATCCCGGGACTGGTGGCTCAAGCACTTGTGGGTATACGATCATTGCCTCACAGAAGAACCTGTCTATTGGTTCGCTTGCAACGTCTCAGAGTGCGAGCGACAACGAACAAAAGGCCGCTGGTCTCGGTCCAATCTCAGGAGCTCTTGACACTGTTTCGAAAGTGTCCGGCTTGTTAACAAGTGTCCCTGGAATTGGTCTGTATGCGAAACAAGTCTCGTGGACTGCTGCTATTGCATCGAAGGTCGCTCATACTTTTGGGTGGTCAAAGCCGATTGATGTTTCACCTCCTGAAAGGATGGAACGTCGTGTTTCTCCACTCAACCACTCCGCTGACGGATCGACTTCAGCCCGCGTTTTGGCAACGGTTTCTACGAACTCTGTTGCAGATCCTAGATTGTCTAGGAGAAACGTTGACGAAATGACATATGAGTATCTCAAGAGGATCCCCGCATATATTGGTACGTTTTCATGGACCACCAGCAATGTTGCTGGGGACAAGATATACGAGACTATTGTAAGGCCCCAAGCGTACTCTGTGCCCTTCGGAAAGGGTTCTGTTATGCCTCCTATAACGTTCTTGGCCTACCACCACACTCTGTGGAGAGGCGGAGTACGTTTTAGGTTCAAACTTGTCAAGACCCAGTTCCATCGAGGACGTCTCCTTGTGTATGTCGATCCGGGTGTCAAGGACTCGCTTGCAACCCTACCTACGACTGAATTGCTCTACCGTGAAATCGTAGACATATCGGAGACCTCACAATTTGAAATTTGTGTCCCTTACAATCTGGCCCGAGCGTGGATCTCGTCTGGAACAAAGTCCGCAACCATAGGGGTCTTTGTTCTTGACCCCCTCGTCGCACCGACCACCGTGACTTCGACTGTGAAGATTTTGGTCGAGGTTTGTGGCGACGACACTCTTGAGTTCGCTATCCCGTTCCCGACGAACTTTAACCCATATGCTCCCGCTGTTCTACAGTCAGGCGAGTACACGGTCACTGACTGTGTTGAGATGGGAGGTTCGAAGGTGAACTTTGAAACAGAAAAGTACACCACGGGCGAGAAGCTTACGTCGTTCCGACAGCTCATCAAACAAGTTCGAATGGTTCCAAACATCGCACCTAATTTCACCAACGGAGGAGGAGCACAATGGTATCCTTATTTGTTACCATTTGCAGATCAGCTCACGTCCAACTCGGCTGCCCTTATTAACCCGGTTGTCCGCAGCGCCCTCCTCGACGTTTTAGCCTGTTGCTACGCCCTTTCAACGGGTTCAAAACGCCACTCAATTTTCCCTTTTAGTGGGGACCTAAGACTAGCATATTCAGTCTTTTGGAGCCCTAACCCCTCCGAGTACAACGGTTCACCAGATACGACTCAGCTTTTTAAGAATAGACCTTATGCTGAGGTGAACACGACCATTGAAGGAAACTCGGAAATACAGACCCCTGTATGGAACCCGAACTATTCGCGTTCCGCTGTTGGCCATTTGGTCAACAACACGACCGTATCGCCCAATAACAATGATGTTAACTTGACAAAAGTTAGCGTCTACAACTGGGGATCAGCGTCCAATGCTGTCCTCTTTTCATCGGCTGGAGACGATTACAACTTATCCCTTTTTGTTGGAATCCCTGCTCTAACCGTCCATACTGCAACTTAGCAGCGTGGTGCAACCCCTGAACTCTCTTACCTTAGGTAAGTAAGTGAGGAGTTAAGAATACCCCCTTAATGCACCACGCGGTGCTATGCGGTTCTTCTTAACATTGGGGCCATAGTTTGTGCCTGTTTTACAAAACTGAACCAAAAATATTTTATTATTTGTTTTCATTTTTGTATTTGTCATATACCCTGGTATCCAATACCCATTACTTTATTATACCCATTTAGACTAGATTTTATAGAGTTGTAGTGTTTGTGTGTGTAGAAGCTCTGGGGGATCGCATATTACTGAAATGCGTAGCTTGCTCACCACCCATGCCCCTCGTCGTCATAACCAACGCGCCGGGGGGTATTTTTCAGTTTTGAC